GTCGATTTAAACAAATCACGCGCGATTGTTATCGAGAAGCAGCAAAATAGTACGAATTTCAACGATTTATTGAAAGATAGGGAGCAATGAATGCAAGTTACATCACAGAATATTACGAGGGCATCCAAAACGGAACCTATAACGTCGGCAAGTGGATAAAGCTTGTTTACAATTACATCATTGAGGGCCTAAATGACGCAATTATAATTTATGATGACGTAATTGCAGAAAAGGCCATTGATTGGATTGAAAACCACTGCTTCCACGTTGAGGGGCCTCTTGCTCCGGGTCCACTCAAGCTCGAACTGTGGCAGAAGGCAATGATCGCCGCAATGTTCGGATTGCTCGACCCAGAAACAGGAAACCGGCAATTTCGCGAGATCGTCCTCGTTATTGCTAGGAAAAACGGGAAGTCACTCCTTGCCTCAGCTATCGCAAATTACATGCTACAGGTTGATGGCGGTTACGGAGCGAGAATATACAATGTTGCACCAAAACTTGATCAAGCTGCGATTGTATATGATAACACTTGGACGATGATCCAGCTCGATCCAGATTGGAAGGAAAGAAAAGCGGCAGTACAGGCGGCAAGAGAAAGCCATCGAGCTGCGGAAGATGATCCCAAGAATGTAAAACATAGACAATCCGACTTGTTCCTTCCTGGAACAAACAGCACAATGAAAAAAGTCGCCTTCAGCGCGAAGAAGTCAGATGGATTTAACCCGTCGCTGGTTATCTGTGATGAGGTCGCAGCGTGGGAAGGCGATAAGGGACTAAAGCAGTACGAGGTAATGAAATCCGGCATGGGCTCAAGACCGGAGCCGATCATGCTTTCCTGCACAACTTCTGGATATATCAATGACAGCGTATATGATGAGCTGATCGCCAGAGGAACAGCGTTGCTTCAGGGAAATAGCGGAGAGAAACGGTTTTTACCATTCTTTTACATGATAGATGATATGTCCAAGTGGAAAGACATAAATGAGCTTGAAAAAGCTAGTCCAAATCTTGGCGTATCGGTTACCAAAGATTACCTGTTAGAGGAAATCGAGATCGCGAAGCAATCGGCTTCAAGACGCGCTGAGTTCATTTGTAAATACGCCTGTTTGAAGCAGAACAGTAGCCTCGCATGGCTGCCGGCTGAAGTTGTTGAAAACGTAAGCGGTGAAGAGCTTCGGCTGGAGGATTTTAAAGGCTGTTACTGCGTAGCTGGAATCGACCTTTCACAGACAACCGACTTAACGGCGGCCTGTGCAGTTATTGAGAAAGACGGGAAGCTGAACGTAATCTCACACTTCTGGTTGCCGGCCGCGAAAATCGACGAAGCTGTGCAAAGAGACGGATTGCCATACTACAGTTATATTGATAGGGGTTTTATGAGCCCGTCTGGCGATAACTTTGTTGATTACCACGACTGTTACAACTGGATGGTCAACCTGGTACAGGATTATGAAATACTTCCGCTAAAGGTTGGATACGACAGATATTCAGCCCAATATCTGATCCAAGACCTCGACGCGTTCGGGTTCCATACTGATGACGTGTTCCAAGGGGATAACCTCTGGCCAATCATGCAGGAGCTTGAAGGTGTCATGAAGGACGGCGGGATAAACTTTGGAGATAACCAGATAATGAAAGTCCATCTTCTCAACGCAGCGGTCAAAATGAACGTGGAGAGAGGAAGGGGCAGGCTGGTTAAATTGTCACCAAACGCGCACATTGACGGTGTGGCTGCACTGCTTGACGCGCTTACAGTAAGAGCTAAGTATTATTCAGAGATCAACGAACAGTTGAAAAATTAGGAGGCTACAATGTCACTTCTGGACAAGCTGTTAGGCAGAAAGCCAAAAGAGCCGGAATACTTTGAGAGCGTGTTTAAACTGCTCAGCGGGTACCAACCGGCATTTCACACATTCCACGGCGGAATTTATGAGAGCGAGTTGATCCGGGCGGCAATTCATGCTCGGGCCACTCACATTTCGAAACTGAAGGTTGAGGTTCAAGGTTCTGGACGACCGGCACTTCAATCGAAATTGAGACACGGCCCGAACGAGTTCCACACATGGTCACAGTTCATGTACAGGCTCTCAACAATTCTTGACGTTAACAACACAGCATTCATCATACCAGTGTATGATCGCTATGGTGAGTTGAGCGGCGTATATTGCCCGCTTCCTGAGAACGTCGAGGCTGTTGAGTACAAAGGAACACCGTATTTGCGCTATTCCTTCTCAAACGGTCAAAAAGCCGCAATTGAGATGGAATTTTGTGGCGTGATGACGAAGTTCCAATACAAGAGTGACCTGTACGGGGAAACGAACCATGCGTTGATTCCGACACTCGATCTAGTAAAGATCAACGACGAGGCTATCAAGGAAGGCGTTCAAAACGCGGCAAGCTACAGATTCATGGCGCAGCTGAGCAACTTCGCAAAAGCCGAAGACTTGGTCAAGGAGCGCGAACGGTTCACTACGGAGAATTTCTCCTCAAAAGCAAGAGGCGGCGGAATGCTGTTGTTTCCTAATACATACGCGAATGTGCAGCAGATCGAAGCCAAACCGTGGGTGATTGACGCTGACCAAAGGAAAGCCATACAAGACAACGTCAATGCCTATTTTGGCGTGAATGAGGACGTACTGACAAACGCCGCATTCGGTGACGCTTGGTCGGCTTTCTATGAGGGCGCGGTTGAGCCGTTTGCCATCCAGTTTAGCGAAGTCATGACGCGCATGCTGTTTACCTTCAGGGAGCAGTCAACAGGCAACAAGGTTATGGCGACGGCAAACAGACTGCAATACCTTTCAAATAAAGAGAAGGCGGAGGTAGCTGCTATCTGGGCGGACCGTGGAATCGCGACGATCGACGAGATCAGAGAGATCTGGAACATGGCTCCGCTACCAGGTGGTATTGGTGATAAGATTCCGATTCGTGGCGAATTCGTAAATGCTGCGACCGGACAGCATTTCGGAGATGAAGCCACGGAGGTGACCGAGGATGAATGAGCAAAGAGATTACAGACTGATGGAGATTCGGCTTGCGCAGCAGGTCGAGGGTGAAGAGAAGAACTACATGGTCGAAGGATATGCGAGCACATTTGAGCCGTATACCCTTATGACAATTGATGGAGTAGACTGGAACGAAAGAATTGACGAGCACGCGTTTGATGATGCCGACATGAGCGACGTTGTGTTCAGGGTAGATCATGAAGGTCCGGTTTACGCACGGTCGTCCGCAGGAACTATTGAACTCGGAACTGACGAGCATGGACTGTGGAACAAGGCCGATCTTGGTAGAACGCGAAGAGGGCGCGAGCTCTATGAAGACATTGCAGCCGGTAATTACCCGCAAATGTCCTTCGCTTTTACTGTTGCGGAAGATCATATCGAACGCGACACAAATACAAGAGTGATTGATCGGATAGCTAAGGTGTTTGACGTCTCACCTGTTAGTTTTCCGGCTAATCCAGGCACAAGCTTAAGCGTTTCCACTAGAGCGAGAATCGACGGAGAGATCGAAGCTCGCGCCGCGGAGAGACGGCTACAGGAAGAACGCGAAGAGCAAATCAAGAGAATTAAAATTCTTGCGGAGGTTTAAATGGAAATCAGAGAAATGTCAGTTCAGGAACTTGAGGAAAGAAAGTCCCAGATCGCGACTGAGGTCGAGAATCCCGAAGTTGACCTGAACGCTCTCGAAGAGGAAGTACGCGCAATTAACGCGGAAATCGAAGAGAGGGCAAACGAAGAAGCGAAGAGAGCCGAGATCCGGTCTGCTGTGGCTGCTGGAGAAGGCGAAGTAACTGAAGTTATTGAAGAAGTTGTCAAAACAGAGGAGAGAAAAATGACAAACATGGAAGTAAGAAACACTGCTGAGTATGTAGACGCTTTTGCAGAGTACATTAAGAGCGAGAACGATGCCGAGTGCCGTGCGCTGCTCACCGAAAACGTGTCCGGTTCTGTTCCGGTTCCCGAAGTTGTCGAGGACATCGTCCGCCACGCTTGGGAAAACGAAGGCATCATGTCTCAGGTTCGGAAAACCTTCATTAAGGGCAACCTGAGGGTTGGTTTTGAGATTAGTGGTACTGACGCTGCGTTCCACACCGAGGGCGGCGAAGCTGTCGCTGAGGAAACTCTGGTACTGGGTGTTGTGACTATTCAGCCGAGAAGCATCAAAAAGTGGATCAGCATTTCTGACGAGGTGTATGACCTGCGTGGTGAGGCGTTCCTGCAGTACATCTATGAGGAGCTGGCATATCGGATTGCCAAGAAGGCTGCCGATGAGGTCATCGGCCAGATCGAGGCTTGCGGAACCGTTTCTACAACCACTTGCGTTGGTGTTCCGAAGGTTGTTCAGTCCAGCATTGGTCAGGCTACCGTTGTTACCGCTCTGGGTCAGCTGTCCGACGAGGTTAGCAACCCGGTCATCATCATGAACAAGCAGACCTACGCTGAGTTCAAGGGTGTGCAGTATGATGGCAATTACGGCACTGACATCTTCGAGGGCTGCCCGGTCATCTTCAACAACACCATCAAGGCTTACAGCGCTGCTACCACTGGTAATACCTATGCGATCGTTGGTGATCTGGGTGGCGTAACTGCGAACTTCCCGAACGGTCAAGGAATCGACTTCAAGTTCGATGAGATGAGCAAGAAGAAAGAGGATCTGGTCGAGATTCTGGGACGTGAGTACATCGGCATTGGCGTAACCCAGCCGGGCGCCTTCGTGAAGATCACGAAATAATTAAATCCGGCGGGAAGGGAGGAAAGAATGAAAAAAGTACTGATTGGCGTGCCCTGCATGAATCAGGTGCCCGCAGAATTTGCAGATTCGCTCGCGCGGCTGACATCAGTCGGCGCACCAGAATGTAAGCTTGGTCTTATGTTTAAGATTGGCTCACTGATCTACGCTGCGCGAGACGACATCGCAAGGGAAGCTATCAAGTCAGAGGCAGACTATGTTATGTGGTTTGACAGTGACATGACCTTCCCGCCGGACACTCTCCAGAGGCTTATGAAGCACATGGAGAGAGATGACGTGGACATTGTAAGTGGCCTGTACTTTAGGAGAGTTGAGCCCTACACACCGGTGCTGTTCGACAAGCTCGAGCGCACCGATGAGGGCATCATCTGGTCAGACTTCTCGAGGATTGACAATGAACTGTTTGAAATCGGCGGATGTGGCTTCGGCTGCGTGCTGATGAAAACAGAGGTCTTTATGGGAGTGTTCGCAAAGTACAAGCAAATGTTCACGCCTTTCATGGGAGCTGGAGAAGATATTGCACTCTGTATCCGGGCCCGTGAGTGCGGCTATCGAATTTGGTGTGATCCGACTATATCACTGGGACATATCGGATATCACACTGTAACGAGAAATTTTTTCCTTGAATACCAAGCGAAGCAGGAGGCAGAAAATGCTGGCGAAAGTGAAGCAAGCGCTGAGAATTAAAACGGAAGCCTATAACGATGAGCTTAACGGTCTCATCAGTGCGGCGTTGCTCGATCTTGGCGTAACGGATATTTCAGCGGAGGTTCTTACAACCAATGCGGATATGCTGGTAACGCAGGCGGTAATTACATACTGTAAGATGAACTTCGGCAACGTAGCACAGAATGACTATTATAAGTTCAAGAAGAGCTACGACGAGCAGAAAGCGCAGCTGTCTACCTGCACTGGTTATACAATCTGGATTGGGGATGATGAGTGATGTTTGATACGGTAATAACGTTGAAATCAGAACCCGTCATCACCCATGATGATTATGGGAACGAAATCAAAACCACCACAGACCGTGAAGTATTTGCACAACAGCGTGGAGTTTATGAGAGTGAGTTCTACAATGCGTCACAGGTTGGCCTGCATCCGTCAAAGACTTTCAGAATATCCAACACAGAGGACTATCAAGGAGAAAAGGTTCTGGAGCACGAAGGAAAACTGTACACCGTTGTTCGCGTCGATTGGGACGGCAACCGTGACACTGTTAACCTTGTGTGCGAGGAAAGAGCTGGGTTCAACGAAGAGCCTGCGCCTGAACCTGACAATCAGGGGGTGGATGAAGGATGACGATGTATCAGACATTAGCAACGCTTGGTAAGCCGATTGCGTACGGGTACCACTCAAAACCGGTAACGGTTCCGTACCTTGTGCTGCTCGGTGCAGGTCAAGATCAATTCGAGGCCGACAACACCTATTATGTAACAGCTGATCGATATCGGCTTGAATATTATTTTAAGAAGAAAGACCCGGACTTTGAAGGGCAGATCGAGGCACTGCTTCTTTCAAACGGGCTCAAGTATGAAAAGTCTGAAGACATCTACATTGATGCTGAGGACGTATTTGAAATTTACTACACATTCTAAGGAGGCTATTAATGGCTAATAAAGTTATGTACGGCGTCTCTAATCTTCACATTGGCGAGTACATTGTTGCAACTGACGGCTCGGTAACTCTGGGCACTCCGTATGCTATCCCGGGAACGGTGAAGATCAGCATGGATGCAGAGACAAACGAGAACAAGTTCTATGCGGACAATGTAACATACTGGTCGGGTTATTCCGATAACGGTTACAGTGGCGAGATTGAGAATGCGCTTTTTGATGACACATTCAAGACAACCTTTATGAATTACAACCAGCTGGCCGACGGTGGAATTGCGCAGATCAAGGGTAAGCAGAACAAGAACGTATACTTTGCGTTCCAGGTAGAGGGCGATGACAAAGCTCGAAGGGGCATCTTCTACAATGTCTCTATCGGACAGATCAGCAGGGAATACAACACAACCGAAGATTCGATTGAGCCTGCAACCGCAACACTGCCGTTTACCGTAAATGGCGACAACAAGACTGGCGTAACCCGTGCGGCGTACACTGACGGAAGTGCTGTCTATACGACAATCTTTACCACCCCGCCGGTACCGCACACAACCTAATTGCAATGACAACCAATGATGGGGAAGTTCCCCGCATGGTGAAGTCAAGATAACCCGGGGCTGGAAAGCTCCAGCCTCGGGAAGTCACTTTATTTTTAGTAAGGGAGGTAAACAATGATTAAGACTATCGAATTTGAGGGCCAGAAAGTGGATCTTAATACTTCCGCTGGATGGCTGTTTGTATATAAGAATAGATTCGGGCATGATATTTTTCCAGACCTGATGCCGATTATTGAATCTGTCGTTGGAGCGCTCGCGTCTCTTCTTGAGAGCGGCGAAACGGAAATCAATGCCGGGAATGTTAAAAATATGATGGACGATGAAGCAATCACGGATGCATTCATCAAGCTGGCGGGAATGGAGCTCACGACAGTTTATCAGGTGTTGTGGGCGATGGCTTATAATGCTGATAAGAGCATCGGCAGCCCGGAAGATTTCTTCAACAGTTTCGAAAGATTCCCGCTCGACGTTGTAATTCCCGAGCTGTTTACTGCGATCGTAGAATCTTCGGTAAGCTCAAAAAACGGGATGAGGCTCCTGAAGGCACTGAAGAATCTGCGCCAGTCGGATTAGACACGATATACATCGCAGGAGCCGAGAGAAAACTGTCATACGAAGCTATCATGTCGATGGACATTGGTCAGATCGTTGATTATATCATTGAATACGACAAAGTGATGGACCCGGATCGAGAACAGAAAGAGCGCGAAACTGTTCATAAGAGAGAAGCTACGCAAGCTGATATTGATGCGCTGTTGGGGTGATGAGATGACCAAATCCATAGAGGAGCAAATGCGCGAAATTACGAAACAGTTTGATGGTAATTTTAACAAGGAAGTTGAGAAGATCACAACTCAAGCTGGCCGTGAATGCGCGAAAAAATTAAAAAGTGTGTCACCAAAGAGAACCGGTAAATATGCGTCTGGATGGACGGTAAAAAAGCAGCCCGGCGGATTACATGGCATTAGCAGTGTTGTGTATAACAACAAAGCTCCTGGACTGGCTCACTTACTAGAATACGGTCACGCGAACAAAGGCGGAGGCCGAACACCTGCACACCCGCACATTAAGAGCGTCGAGCAAGAAATGAGCGAAGAATATTACAACAAACTAAAGCATATTGGGGGTTAAACAATGGCCGGTTCAATTAAGGGCATAACCGTTGAATTTAACGGCGACACAACAAAACTTCAGAAGGCGTTACGCCAAATGAATCAAGAGGCTCGCAAAACCGACAAAGAGCTGAAAGATATTAACAAGGCGCTGAAGTTCAACCCGGGAAATACCACGTTGCTTGCACAAAAGCAGCAAGTGCTGGCGCAGAAGGTTGGCGAGACGAGAAACAAGCTTGTTGCTCTAAAAAATGCGCAAAAAGAATTTTTAGCAACTCCTGGTGCAGATAAGCATTCCGCAGAATATAGGCAACTTGAAAGAGAAATCATAACAACGGAATCGAAACTGAAGCACCTTGAGTTAGAACTTAAAAAACTAAACAACGTCAAACTTGCCGCGCTTTCACAACAATTAACGAATCTTGGTCAGAAAATGAGAAACGCTGGGCGTTCAATGACAATGTATGTTACAACGCCAATTGCAGCGGGTCTGGCAGCAGCAACCAAAAAAACAATCGACTTTGACAAGGCGATGTCACAGGTTGCCGCAACACTCGGCAAGACAAATAAGGAGATGGAGAATGAGCGCGTTACCATTAACGGGTTCTCCGGCTCACTTAGGGAGCTCGCAATTGAGATGGGCTCAAAAACAGCATTTTCAGCCACGGAGGCGGCAGAGGCGTTAAATTACATGGCACTGGCCGGATATGACGCGCAAACATCAGCCAAAATGCTGCCGAAGGTGCTTAACCTTGCAGCTGCCGGAAATATGGAATTAGCTAAAGCGTCTGACATGGTAACAGACTCACAATCTGCGCTGGGCCTCTCCATTAAAGGGACAAACAAGCTAATCGATCAAATGGCTGCGGCGTCATCGAAGTCAAACACCAGTGTTGAGCAGCTTGGCGAAGCGATTTTAACGGTTGGCGGAACTGCTAAATCAATGAAGGGCGGCACGAAAGAGTTAACAGCTGTTCTTGGCGTGCTGGCTGATAACGGCGTTAAGGGGGCTGAAGGCGGAACCGCGCTGCGTAATATTTTGCTTTCGCTTGGTTCGCCAACAAGTAAGGCTGCGGCTCAACTAAAAGAGCTCGGGGTAAGTGTTTACGACGCCCAGGGCAATATGCGGGACATGCGGAAGATAATGCCGGAGCTCGCGAAAGCGCTTGACAGTCTTTCAGGGGAAGAGAGGACAAAGGCACTCGCTGCAATATTTAACAAGCGTGATCTGAAATCGGTGAACGCACTGCTTGGAACATCAACCGAACGGTGGAGCGAGTTGTCGAAAGCCATCTCAAACTCTGGTGGCGCTGCGTCAAGGATGGCACAAACGCAGTTGGATAATCTTGGCGGGGCAATAACGATATTAAAATCCGCCTTAGAGGGACTTGCTATTAACGTCGGTGATGTTCTCACGCCGTATATTAGAAGGTTTGCGGAGTGGATAACAAAACTCGCCACAAGATTTAACGGTATGTCACCTGTGGCGAAAAAGGTTGTTGTCGCACTTGCTGCAATAACAGCAGCTATTGGACCGCTTTTACTTATCTTTGGTGGGCTGGCTTCAGCTATGGGTGCTATACTTTCCGCGCTGCCGATGCTTGGCGTAGCGTTTGCTGCATTAACAGGGCCGGTTGGAATTGCTGCGGCGGCTATTGCCGGATGTGTGGCTGCGATTGTCCTTCTGTGGAAGAACAGCGAGACGTTTAGAAAATCTGTCAAGGCTGCATGGTCACAGATTGGTGCGGCTGTAAAGGAAGCTACCGAAACGATCAAAGCGGCGATGAAGAGCGCGGGCGTAAGCAGTAACGACCTCAAGAAGGTATTTAGCGCGATTGCTAAGTTTATTACCAACGTATGGGGGAGCAAGCTCGGAGGTATCATCCAAAGGGTAGCAACCACCATCGCGGCAACGATCCGTGCGCTGGCGAGTACAATTAGTGCGATTTCTGCATTAATGTCCGGAGATTGGAAAAAGTTTGCTTCTAATATGGCGTCGGCCACGAAAGCGATGGCGACTGGAATTGTCAATGCGTTTGTGCCGGTTAACAGAATAAAGCAACTTGCACAGACGGCAGCTAACGGGGTGAGATCGGTATTCTCCTCGATGGGCAGCTCGATCAGGTCAACCATAGCGAGTGCAGTCAATGCGGCTGGTTCAACTTGGAACGGGATTAAGTCGAAACTGACAACACCGCTAAATAATGCTTATTCAACAGTTAAATCAGCACTGAATAAGATTAAGCACCTGTTCCCAATGTCTATTGGTAAGGTGTTCTCAAACCTGAAGCTCCCACACTTTAAAGTGTCTGGAGGTAAGGCTCCGTTCGGCGTTGGTGGTAAAGGGTCTCTGCCGCATTGGTCCGTAAGCTGGTATAAGAAAGGCGGTATCTTTAATGGACCATCTGTCATTGGTGTTGGTGAGGCAGGACCTGAGGCTGTTATCCCGATTGACAGATTGCAAGATATGCTGAATAAGATGGCAGATAGTATTGTTAATGGTATTGCAATGAATAACATGCTGCAGGGAGCCGCTTCTGGTGGCGAGGTTGTTATTAAAAACTACCTGTTTGAAAGTGGGCCGCAGCTGGGCGAGACTGTTGTTAAGACATACGATCAATACAAAAAGATCATAGGTTAGGAGAATAAAATGATTGGAGTGTTCAACGCAATCACACTCAATGGTGAAGAAATATTCCGGGGCAATGAATTCACGTTGTCCCGTGAATACATCTATGCTGGAGAGTACGAAACATGCACGGGAAAACGGGTGGGAGATATTGTTGGCTGGAGATATGCAGACTTATCACTTACCTGGGACAACCTGCCGCAATCACAGCTCCAGAAGGTTATCGGGCTTAACGGCTCCGCTGTTGCAATGACGTTTTCGAATGAGTTCAACGAGACGGTAACAGAAATGGTTATACCAACAGTAACCACGGCTCAAGTAACAAGACTAACCGATCCGCAAGGAAATGTGGCTTGGAGTGGTATTGGGTTAACGCTAAAGTTTATTAACGCCCATAACTAAAGGGGGAGCTAAAATGTCAATCGACACTCAAAATGCCAAGCAAATACGAGACCCGATGAACGTGCGGATCGCCATGTCGTGGGTGGCTCCTGAATCAACAGCAAGTTGCTCCAATTATGCGGCGGATTCCAAAATAACGGATAATATGCTCGATCAACAGTATTCCGATTATCCAATGCGAGCACTTGCCGATCTACAAGGAGATGGTTTTAAGCTTGACGGATCATGTGTTCTTTATGATTCGAGCGTATCACCTTCAATAGAAAATGGCAAAATTGGTGCTCGTGGCACGGTTGACCAAACATTCTCGCTTGATGTCTCGCTGACAAGGCCGGACAAAGGGCTTTCAATGTATATTACCGGTGCAGAAACAGCAACAATCAACGGAACAACTTACACCCTTTATGACGGATGGACCCCGTTCGGAGATTTAAACACTGAATCGTTCAGCTTAACGTTAACGCCGATGACTGGCCGTCGAATTGAGATTGGTGGCGCAACAGCCGGTGTTTTCTTAACGGCTGATAACGAGGACATTGTTAAGGCTGTGTTGTCGCTTCGTTCAGACTTAAGTCGGTATAATCAGACACTACCCGCGTCAGAGCTGAATGTGGATATATATTACGACATTGATATATCGTCCGTGCTGGCGATTGTTCCCGAGGAAACACTAATCACATATCAGGCTGGCTATATGGACGACATGACCGAACCACGCAAGTTTTATCTTGAGGGGCAGGCAACGTGGAACAATAACCTGTTATCGATAACGGCGGTTGACGCTGTGTATAAGCTGGAGAAAAAATTAACTGCGTTTTCAATCGGCTCGTTTACGGCAGTCAGCCCAGATTCCATTTTTTATACAGCCGCTGGTTTTATAAAGAGCTGCGGCGTCGATGTTAGTTACAACAATATAAGCGGCAGTTTTTATCCGCAAAGTGACAAGAAAAATAGAGTTGTTTCACCAGATGGGTTAACGTGCAGGGAATTTATTTCTGCCATAAATAATTATATTACAATTAACACCATTCCGTCGTTTGTCTGTTCTGACGCAGATAGGACGGAATATGTAATAAATTACGTAGATGGTGGGTGGCCAACGCTGCGCTCGACAAGGAATAGGCCAGGCTATATTATTTATGAAGAAGATTGTGGAAATGTAGATGAAAGCATAGAAAGATACATTACCTCAATAAATGCGACCACAATCGATATGGCTTTTGGAACAACGAATTACTCGCCAATCCTTTACGGGACGGAGGTCGGCTCGGCCACGTGGTTCAAGGACGGTGGAATTGCGATTGACCTAAACGATGACGTTTATAACTTTGCTGTAGGAATTCCGGGAGCAGATATTGGAAGATCGCAATATTTTGTGCCAATAGGACCGGCTGATGATCGCGGATCATCGCATACAGGGCTCTTTAGACCAAAGGAAGCATACGAGCACAGCTTTAGCGGTTCTTTGGTTGGGCTTGCAAACAGGTCGAACACGGTCGGAGAGTTTCTGTCGGAAATATCTGCAGGCGTATACACAACAATATACCCGTCATTCATTGATTGGAATAGCAGTTTTGCGGCGGGAGAGCATGGTGTTGTATGGAGCACACAATCGGCTGCGTGGGCCGCGCTTGTTTCTGGCGGCTATATTGAATCGGACGCCGGCGAATTCGCGCTAAAGGTGTACGGGTATAAGCTGGCACAAGAAAATGTTGTAAAGACATATTACAACGGTGATCCAGACCTTACTGGTATTCCTGTTGACATTGAGCTCCCGATTTTCGGTTCTATGGACTTTGTTAACAGCAATGGCGACTTTGTTAGTGAGTTATATCCCAAAACGGCCGTCGAGAGTGTGTTTAATAAGTCTGTAAAAACTGGCTCATTCAGGTGGAAGGGCGATCCGAGGATGCAACCGCGAGACGTTGTTACGTTTGTTCGACTCGATGGTTCGCTTGAGGCAATCACGCTTGAAAACATCACGATTACACATGAGGCCGGTGGAACAGTCGCGGATATCACCTATAGGAGGGGAGTGGTTTAATGGCTTGGATTACACCTGTTACGGACAGAACAAGCGGCTCTGCTAGGATGACCTATGAAGACATGAATAGGATAACCGGTAATCTCAAATGGTTATACGATGAGAGTGTCAATTCTGGTATCCCAATAGCAGGAACTGCAATCAGTCAAACAAATTGGACACGGGACGACATTATCACTACCACTTTCTGGGCGGAGCTGCTTGCATGTTTGGAAAATGTTTGTACAGCATTAAGCTACACGCCAAAAGACAAAGCAACGTATGATATGACATGGAACAATATGAACGTGATAGAGGATATTGAACGATTATGCCATGACGTAGTTATTGTTTATGGTGAAATGCCGAGGCTTAATCATTACGTTGGTGACATGCTTAATACTAATTACTTGTATGCTGGCGATGACATTAATGCCGGTGGACGTTATTAGGAGGAATTTATGGCGAACTATTTCAAAGACAGAGTTGTTGAACACCCTGGAAGGGTTACACTCACGCCGACTGGCGGAACAAATGAATACGACGTTGACCGTGCAGAAGGGACTGTATCAGAGGCTGGTTCACCGATTAATGCAGCAACGCTTAATACTGCCATAGACACGTATGGTCTGTGGTATGGTACGTCTAGCACATCTGCAAACACAGCGGAAAAAGTTGTGACTTGTGCCGGTTTTACACTAACTACCGGCGCAAAGATTTCCGTGCACTTCTCAACAGCCAACAGGGCTCTGGGCCGTATTAAGTTAAATGTTAACGGAACCGGTGCCATTAATGTGTTGGTAAACGACCAATATTCCAATGTTGGCGGCTCCTGCACATGGGACCCAGGCCAAGACATATTGTTCGCGTACGATGGAGCCAACTGGAGACTGGTTAATGGTGCAATCATCAACGATGACGAGCTTGACACACTTGAAACCGCGTTAAACCTTTCGCATGACGGCCCAGCAAGATTATACAATATTTTGGGCAAGATTATACCGAAAAAGAAAACAGAGACACTCACACCGACCAAAATTGGTACGTCGTCAATGTACGTTCTTCAAACAACCGTCCCGTTGACCAAGCCGTTGCTCTCAGCGTATCCAACGAATCGTGACGGGTGGGTATTTATTCCTGTTGCAGAGACGAGAGTATCACAGACATATTGGTGCTTGGCAGCCTCTGGCGCTACACCAAGCGGATCATACAATATGGTTGAGATTTATCTTGATATTGAGGTTCAGTAAAGGAGGGACAAAATGAACAAATTATTAATTAATAACTCCGCAAAATACAGATTTTTGCGGACAATTCTGCAAGGCGTTATCGGTGTAATTATCGCAAACCTTGACCTGCTTGTCGGTGAGTTCTCAATCGACCCGGCACTGAAACCCGTGATCGTTGGCGTAGTCATGGCAATCCTGTCTCCGATCATGGCGTCGTTGGGAACTACCGACATTCCCGAAAAAGAGGATTTGCCGGATGATTATTTCGAGGGCGGTGATCAGCTTGGCAACTAATCAAGATGTTCTCAAGGTTGCGCGGTCGCAGATCGGTGTAAAGGAATCTCCGTCCGGTTCGAACAAACAGAAATATGGCAAAGAATTTGGTCTTAACGGCGTAGCGTGGTGCGCAGAGTTCTGCTGGTGGTGCTTCAAGCACGCTGGCTGCGGAAATCTGTTTCCACATAATGCAAATGCGGCCTATGCGCAGGACCAGGTAGTATCTAAGTGCGGCGGCAAGTGGATCATGAAGAAGAACACTTCAAGGTCAACACGCCAGTGGTATCTTGGACAGGCACAGCCCGGCGATATCGTATGCTTTGACTTTGGTAAAATGAACGCTTACAGGCAGCACATCGGTATTGTTGAAAGCGTGTCTGGAAACAATCTAATCTGCATTGAGGGGAACACGTCAGTATCCGGCTCACAGAGTAACGGCGGAATGGTGTGCAGGAAGACGAGGTACTACACACAGGTTTGCAGCGCGGCACGTCCTGCGTATAGTGGCTACGTCCCGCCAGAACCGAAACCAACTCCTGATCCGTATGCGCAGATTGCCGTTGACGGCGATTTTGGACCAGCCACAAAGCGGAAAATGCAGTGCTGGCTCGGAGTTAACCAGGATGGCATTGTTGGAAAGGTAACCGTAAAGGCTCTGCAGAACAAGGTTGTCACCAAAGTTGACGGAGAATGGGGACAAAACACAACAAAAGCCCTGCAACGCTATCTTGGAAAGAACGGCCACAAGGTTCAGGTTGATGGACAATTTGGCCGCAAAACTGTTATGGCTCTGCAGCGGTATCTTAACGAAACCGTCAAGAAGTGAACCTGCTTCAGAGATACCCCTAGAAGGCACAAAATGGTACCTAGAATCGTTCAAAAGCGGTTTTAGGTACCGTTGGGTGGTTGGAGAGAAGTCTATCTTATATCGAAAAATAGAGGCGAAAGGAGACTAAATTGGTACACATTACAGGAAACTGTGTTACAGAACAAGAGGAACAAGCGTACGTTGATTATCTGGAAAAAAAGCATAACCGAAAACTGAAACAACTCGACATACACATTGACGGCGAATATGTCGATTTGAACTATAAATTTGAAGAGGTCCCATTTGAGCGAATTAGACGAATCACTGGTTATCTGGTTGGAGACATGAGCCATTGGAACGATGCCAAGGCTGCAGAGGAAAAAGATCGTAAAAAGCACATTGACAGTGGAATAGGAAAGTGGGAACAGCTTTGATAAAATTAGCCTATAACCAGTTGCGCCGGTCGGCGGAACGGGTTTCGCTATCTTAGGTCACCCATCGCCATTAAGGGGGACCGGGAAGTGGTGAGGCCCAGTCCCCCGGCTTGTGGGTGCAAAAATTGCACTTCCAGATTTTGTAAAAGTGCAACAAGAAGGTGCAAAATCAAACAGTTTCTTATATATATTATTATATTATATTAATATAATATAATAATAATATATAAGAAACCCCGCGTATTCTCAATGAGGCCCGCAGCCGCCGGATGCCGTTAAGGCTAATCCAGGCGGCGAGAGTAGGCCGGAGTATTAAACCCAAGGGAACTTTTCTAGGAGGAAATCATGAAAGCATTATCAGTTGACGGCAAGTTCGGCCCGAACACAAAGAAGCGCATGCAGAAATGGCTTGGCGTTTCTCAGGATGGCAAGATCGGGAAGAACACAGTCAAACATCTCCAGAAGCGCGTCGGAGCTTCACAGGATGGCAAGTGGGGTCCGAATACAACAAAAAGATTGCAGCGGTTCCTTAACGGTAAGGGTGCCCATATCAGTGTAGATGGGAAGTTTGGACCTAAAACCATCAAGGCCCTCCAGACGTACCTTAACCAGTACTATGGCCTGAATCCGCAACCCACTCCGACACCAACTCCGACACCAACTCCGACACCGAGTACGAACGCGCAAAAGATTGTAGCAATGGCTCAGGCGTGCGCATGGCCAGCCGGGACATCGTCAAGCAAGTATAAATATCCTGGCGGAAAGCCGACAGACGCGTACAAGGCGGCACTGAATAAGGCCTATCCGAACCGCAGTAAATGGTCGGATCGACCGAAGAAAGGCGTAAGCTGTGACGTATTTGTTGGCACTGTCTTAAGAGCTTCCGGGGTTGATCCTAAGTGGCCGCGCGGTCTGGACGGCGTCAGGAGCTATGCAGCCAGCAGTCCTTATATGTATCTGGCGCAATGCAAGAGCACAAAAAACCTGCAGCCTGGCGACGTGATATTCTACCTGAAAAAAGGCGGCGGTGGTCATATCGCGATCTATCTTGGTAACGGGAAGATTGCTAACGCACACTATAATGGGAAAACATACGGACGCGTGGAGAACTTTAGCACCATGCGCAAGCCGTCCGAATGTAAGATATATAACGTTTATAGAGCTAAGTAAGGAGGCGAAGAGATGATGACAGAAGCAATAATTGTAGCAATCATAACTGGATCATGCGCGGTCATCTCTAACTTGGCAATCACAGTTTCACAGGCTGGAAAAAACCGCTACAGATTGGAGCAGCTCGAAAAGAAAGTCGAGAAGCATAACAATCTGGTGGAGCGCGTCACTCAACTGGAGGCTGACGATAAAGCCATGTGGAGCTGGATCGACACGTTCAAAGAACGCCTCCCATAATACTGCCCCTTTCGAGGGGGTTCCTCCCTTCTTTTCCCCGGCTTCGGTCGGGGTTTTTTTTATTGCTAAAAAAGTGTTGACATCCCCAAGCAAGTATGATATTCTATAACTGAAGAAAGGGGAAAGCAACAATGAAGACCTACAAAGTAAACGGAAAGACATTCGAAGCCGTGAAGGAAGTAAACCTTACAAAGCACGGCGCAGAAAGAATAGCCGAGCGATACAATATCACAGGCAACACAGCGAAGGTTATAGCACAGATGGCGGCCGACTTCGGAACAGACGTAAAGACAGTTTCCCCGAAGCTTGCGAGCTGGGTTAACAGAAAGAATCGAAACAACAACGGGAGCGACAGCACCATTTACAAGATCTTAAAAGACTCGCTCTTCATCTTCACGGAAGAAGAAAATAAGGCTACACTGATTACAGCATACAAGCTCCCGGAATGGGTAGTTCAAGAAATGAAATAAAAAAAGTTTCAAAAAACACTTGACAAACATAAAAAGCTACGATATACTATAATTGAAGAAAGGAAAAAAACCCCGGCTCGAGGTTAAGAGCCAGTCGGACGCGGAAGCCGACCAAGCCGGAGTCATGAGCCCCCTGGAACGCCAGGACCCCGAAAGGGCGAGCGGGATACAACACCAGCGATGGTTGAATGGAATCTGAACGGGCCACAAAAGTCACAAAGAAAAAAACGAACTCGATTGAAGATAGAGAAGGAGAAGGAACAATGACTTACAAAGAAATAAAAGAGATCGCTGAAAAACTCGGGATCAACCTGAATGAGCAAAGAGAATTAACCGCAGAAGAAATTAAAGCTATAAAAAAAGAAATTTCGGCGAGAATGGTAGAAGAAACAATAAAGAACGCGGGTGTGAGATTTGCAAACTACGGACAGGAAAGGGAAACCAACATCAAGCCGGAAGCGGAAGAAGTTATCGAGAGAATTGCCGAGGTTATCGAGAAATATGTTGATAAATCAACCTTAAAAATAACAAGAAAAAGCGATGCTTATCTCACAATCGCCATTAAGGGAACAGAATATGACGGCGACGTGGTAAGGGTCCAGAATAGCGGGAAGTGGATTTCAATAGCCGTAAGTCCTGAGAACAGAAAAAAGTACGCAGAGAGCGACTGGTTCACTGATCAAAAGGACAAAAACCAAATCATGTGGAAGACAAAAATAAAAGATCTGGACGACATCAATAAGTACGAATACTTCCTTGTTAATGGTTACAACTGGATGAATAGCAATATGTAAGCGACGAAAGGAGAAAAAAATGAAAGAGATAATCGTAACAATAACACTTGCAGCAACAATAGTGATAACATTCGCAATCACACTACTCGCGTTTATCTGGTGTGAAAACGATGTAAAACAGCAGGAAGTCGCGGTCAACACAACAGACGTTTACGTGATCGAAGGACTTGACTATAACCAGATGTACGAAAACTGCGGAGTGGTTTGCGCCAGCAACGTGATGGATATCGTGACAGGGTCGGACACAACCGAAGAAGAAGTCATGAACTATGCAGTAACTCACGGTCTCGCAACAAAGGCTGGTGGGACTACAGCAATGGACATTCAAAACATCATGTACGAGATGGCAGGAATCGAGAGCAGCTGGGTTAATAACCCGACACTGGATGAGCTCGAGGTAGCAGCCGAAGAGGGAGTAGCAATCATCGCAGTACACGCTGAAACAGTCTATTATGGAGGTAAGGGCGAGCTTGATCACTGGATCACAGTAATCGACAAGGTAGACGGCGGCTGGGTGGTCGCAGATAGTAACGGGGTTGCGTATTACGACAATGAGACAATGAAGATGGCGACTGACGGTGAAGGTCAGGAGATGATCGTGGTTAAGTAAAGGAGGAACAAAATGACAGAAAAAGAAAGAAAAGAAATGGACCGAGGAACCTCAGAGGTGTTTAACAATGCCGAAGAGATCATTAAAAAGTACAAAACATCCTCGATACCGTACACCATGGGGTCAATAACGGCAATGATATACTTGCTCTCAATGATCTTGGAATCGCTTTATGGAAATGGTGACGTTGCGGTAAAGTGGGCAGCCAAAGGGATGAAGCTTGGAACAAGAACTTACATAGCGCTGGACAGCGAGGAGGAGGAGAAATGAATAAGAACGAGGCTTGGATTAAGGAGTCGCTTGAGCAGTTCAAGAGAGGAGATATGACAGCTCATAACTTAATTGATATCAAAGAGGAGGAAAAGCAGATGTCACACGACGAGTATTGCGCTTACATGAAAGAGTTGAACAGAAGAAATAGAGAGTTTGAACCAAAGAGAAAGACTGATCATATTCTCAACCAAATGGAGGAGTTAAGAATCATGAAGGAGCGCAAAGAAGCGAAGGAGCTTGAAGATTTCTTGAATGGTTTTGCAAAAAAGGGTTGACAAGTGCTTAAGCTTGTGATATTCTATAATTGAAGAAAGGAGAAATGAAATGAACTATAACGAAAGAATGAAGGAATTGAACAAGATCAACACTCAGTTCAAGAGAAGCAAACGTATCGATAAGAAACTTGACGAGTTAGACGAAAGGAGAAAAAAGATCGAAAAAAGTTTTCAAAAACATATTGACAAGAGCTGAAAAGTACGATATACTATAATTGAGAGAAGGACAAACACCCCTCCTCGTGGGGAGGAACCACCGGGACGCGGAAGCTCGGGAAGGAGGGGTCATAAAGGGAACACCTGAACCGCGAAGATCCCGGAAGGGGGAGCGCCGAAAGGACTTCTCTGGTAACTCCGGGAAGAAAGGGAAATCCAAAAGTCGAAACGGCCCAACTTAGGGCCGTCCGGGAAAGGATAGCAACCTACCCGCTGACGAGACAAGCTATAAAGGAGAAGGAAAAATGAAAAGACTAGCACAAAACATTAGAACGTGGTCAGGAAATTTTGACCTGATGACAGATGCGTTCTACATTGAAGAAGATCGGAACCCGGTTGAGAAAGAAAAAAAGGAGGAAGAAATGAAAGACATTATTAAAACAGTAGTTGAGGTGATGATCATCATCGCGATCGTTACGGTTATTGCGGTTATAACAGCGCCGCCGACAACGATCAGCGGCCAACCGACAAAGAACGCAGCGGTTGCACCGGATGCGGCAGCGGCTGTACAGGATGTAGCGGCGGTTGTACATGACGTACAGGACGACTTGATCACAGAAGCCGAAGCAGTAACAGAAGACAATGAAGATGTCCACATCGATGTTAAGAAAAACTCAAAGGTAAATAAAGACGTTGACTGGGATAAGCTCTGGGACGAGATGTGGGATGACGAAGAAGATGACGAATGGATGGATGAAGATGACCTTGATGACGACGAATGGATGGACGAAGACGATTGGGACGACGAAGACGATTGGGACGACGAAGATGATTGGGACGACGAAGACGATTGGGACGACGAAGATGATTGGGACGACGAAGACGATGAGGAGGATGAGTAATGAACAAATACACGGTAACAGACATTATATGTACAATCATACCGGTTATCGCTGTAGCTATAGCGGCTTATTTGAGTATCAAGCTCACATGAGAAAGGAGGAAAAAAATGAGGGAGAAATGGTTCCAAATGAAAGGCAACCCAGAGCTTGAGGTAAGCAACTTCGGATACATTAGACGAAGAGATGATAAGCTCGAGATCGAGTGGCCACAAGGTACGAACCCCGGCGAGATTATATATGATTCAATCATAGGTTTACCTGAAGAGTTCACGGTCCTACATCTTAATGGGGATGAGACAGACAACAGAATATCAAACTTAACAGCATATTACAAACACACAGTTGAAATTTTGAAAGGAGAGAGAAAATGAAGTACTATACAAGTAAAGGATTCGTCGAGAAGAAAGACGAAACGTTAAACGACAAAACCAAAAAGCAGGCGGCGGCAATAACATTCCTGTCGCTGGCTCTGGCTCTGGCACTGGTAATTGGAGCCTGGCTCTACACTGATTACGCTTACGGCGAGGAGGACAACAATGGGGAAGCTACTAAAGTTGAAGCGATCAGCGAAGATAACGGTTCTGGTGGAGACACAGCACCCGCAGAAAAAGCAGAAAAGAATAACAGTAACGTCGAAGCTGTACCGGTACAGGAAGCAGAACCTCAAAGAGAAGAGGTTCAGCGAGTGGAGGCTGCCCCTGTAGAGGAAAAGAAGATCGAAGTTGTTGAAGAGAAGGCGTCCGTAAAGGAAACAGTTCCAGTTGAGAAGGTCACAGTTAAGATTCACGTCCGGAAGAACAGCGGCTATTCAGTAGCGCAAACCTGGACAGCGGTTTCAAACGGGAGTAACAATTGGAAGCAGGCAAAGAACGCCGCGAATCAGTACAGCCCAATCACTGAAGGACTGACAACCTACACATTTACCGGAGAGTTTAAGGATGAGCTCGGCAACACCTGGATCGGTGATCGGTTCTATGGTAAGGACTTCATCGCACTGTTCGAAGGTCAGGAAGGCCCGACAGCAACCCTGAACGTGTACGCACAGTACAGTGAAAAGCAGTTCCCGAAGCTGACAGTCATCGGCAATGATGAGGTAAGCACCGGCTCATTCAGCTGGAGCAATGAGGGAGCATTCAGCGAGTACACGAAGACATTCTCCGAACCTGATGAGGTCGAAGGCTGGACGTTCCTGTACTGGGAAGGTGAAGACGGTGAGCAGTACGAGGATGGAGATGAGTGGACGATCGAGGCTTCAGACCTTGACGGAGACACCACAGTGGTCTTCACAGCGATCTGGGAACAGGACGAGGAAGATCCGGTAATTGACCCGGATGATGAGGATGTTGATGATGAGGATGTTGATGATGAGGATGCTGACGAAGACACAGAGTTCGGGACGATTTATACCGAGACCATCAAGGTAAAGAGTGAAGCTAAAGTAGAGGCTAAGACGGTTGACAGCCCTGACACGGGAGACGGTCACCCGATCCTGGGATGGATCATCGTCTTCTGCCTGGGTCTGGCTGGCATCCTTGGTGGAATCCTGCGGAAGAAGAACTAAAGTAAGTTATAGCCGAAACCCCCTACGGGGGGTCTGCCGGAGATAGCCTACCGGCACTGATGAGGCAGGCAAAGAAATGGAGGAAAAAAATGGATAGAAAAGAACTGGATAAGATTTTACAGGATCACAAAAGATGGTTACAACGTTCCGATGGATGGAGCGCCGAAGATAGGGCCCAACTAACGGCCGAAGACCTTCAAGGAATGGATTTGCGCGGAGTGGAACTGCCGAGGGCCAACTTATTTGCGGCCGACCTTCGGGGGGCCAACCTGCAGGATGCCATACTATACGAAGCTAATTTGCGAGGCGCAGACCTGCAAGGTGCTAACCTTCGTGGTGCCATCCTTTGGGGTGTTGTCCTGTGGGAAGCTGATCTTAGGTATGCAGACTTTAGCGGAGCCGACATGAGAGGGGCAGTTCTTTTGTGCGCAGACCTGCAAGGAGCTAACCTTTTAGGTGCAGACCTGCAGGATGCCGATTTGCAATATGCCGACTTGGAAAACGCCAACCTGCAAGATGCTAACCTTAATGGTGCAATCCTTTGGGGAAATGGAGCCAAATTTTAGGGAAAGGAGGAAAACAATGAACAGGGACGAATTAAAAAAGATTTTAGAGAACCATAAGAAATGGATTAAATCAGAACCGGACGGGGAATTTGCCGACCTACGGGAAGCCTACTTGTGGGGCGCCGACATGCGGGGCGCAGGTCTGTGGGGGGCCGATCTGAGAAGCGCCGACTTGCGGGAGGCCGATCTACGGCGCGCCGTTCTGCAAGATGCCGATCTTCAAGGTGCTGACCTGCGAAGATCCAACCTGCAAGGTGCCGACATGAAGGGGGCCGATCTGCGGTTCACCATTCTGCGAAGGGCCGATCTGAGAGGCGCTGACCTACGAGGGGTAAACCTGTTGCACGCCGACACAGACGGAATGAAAACCGACACAGAAACAAAAATAGACTGGCCAATGGCCTGCCCGGAAACTGGCTCGTTTATCGCGTGGAAAAAGGCCTTCGAGTATGCTGGTCACATTAAGAAGCGCACAATGATTGTAAAACTGGAAATCCCAGAAGACGCTGAAAGATCGAGCGCTATGACGAACAAGTGTAGGGCAAGCAAGGCGAGGGTGCTGGAAATCCAGAACAAGGACGGAACAAAAGCGGATATAACCGAAGTTAAATCACCTCGAGGGACGACTTATAAGCTCGGCGAAATGGTATACCCTGACAGGTGGGATAACAACCGGTGGAACGAGTGTTCCTACGGTATTCATTTCTTCATGACAAGAGAAGAAGCGGCTGCATGGTAAAGGGGGAAACAATGAATCAAAGAAATTTAGATAAGATTTTACAGGATCATGAAAAGTGGTTAAACGGAGAACCTGACGGGAGATGTGCCGAACTTCGTGGTGCCGACCTTCGTTGTGCCGACCTGCAAGGAACTATCTTGTGGGATGCCGACTTTCGTGACGCCGACTTTCGTGGTGCAGACCTGCGAGGAGCTAGCCTACGAGGGACTGTCCTGTGGGATGCCGACTTTCGTGGTGCCGACCTTCGAGGAGCTGATCTTGGAACAGCACACACCAATGGGATGAAAACAGACACACACACAAAAATAAACTGGCCAATGGAGTGCCCGGAAACTGGATCGTTTATTGGGTGGAAAAAAGCCGGCGAATACATCGTAAAGCTGGAAATTCCGGAAGATGCCAAACGTTCCAGCGCAACAACGAACAGATGCAGAGCGAGCAAGGCAAAGGTTTTGGAGATTCAAAACCTAGACGGAACGAAAGCGGACGTAACCGAGGCAAGCTCAATGAGAGGAGGGATTTACAAAGTTGGCGAAATGGTATACCCAGATATATGGGATAACAACCGATGGAATGAATGCAGCCAAGGTATTCATTTCTTTATGATGAGAGAAGATGCAGTTACATTGTAAAGGAGGGATGAAATGATTGAGTACAAGTCAGGAGACGAAGGATATGGCCGCTACATAAACGGTCGCGATGCTTTCATTGAGTTCGTTACGCAAAGACAGGCTAGAGATTTAGACTTTACACTTGGCGTGATCGACGAGATGGCGAATTGGCTTATTGTAAGCGGAAATGAGAACATGTTTATGGCAGCACTTAATGAAACTAAAGAATATTATGAGGAGGATTAAATTATGGTTGCACACGAACACTGGAAGAAATTTACAAACCCGGATTATCTCGGAACTTACGCCTTTGATCGAGATCAGGAAATGATCGTAAAAATCAAGGACCTGCGTCAAGAGCAAATCCGAAACCCAAACGGAGGCAGTGAGGAGAAGCTCGTAATGTACTTCGAAGGTGAGGTTAAGCCGCTGATCCTTAATACGACCAACATGAAGAACATCGAGAAAGCGCTCAAAACTCCGTACATGGACGAGTGGGTCGGCCGCAAGTTACAGTTGTATGTTGATCCGGCAGTATCTGCGTTTGGTCAAATTGTGGCGGCTGTCCGCGTAAGAGATTTTGAGCCTAAGTAAAGGAGGAAGATATGGAGCTTACAAGAGAAAACTATTACAACCCTGAAGCAAGTCGGGAATATTTCAGCGTATCGCAGTTCAAACACTTTATGGAGTGCCCAGCTGCAGCGATGGCCTATATTGACGGTTCGTTCAGGGATGAGCCAACACAGGCACTGTTAGAGGGAAGTTATGTTGACGCTGCGTTGACTGGCGACCTTTTGGAGTTTGTTGCAGGACACCCGGAAATAAGATGCCGGAGATCTGGAGATCTTAAGGCGCCATTTAAGAGAGCGTCGAATGCCGTTGAACGGGCGAGGCGTGACCCTGTGTTTATGAGCTACCTGGACGGAGCGAAACAGATCGTTCTTACTGGAGAGTTGTTCGGTCAGAAATGGAAAGGCATGCTCGACGTGCTTCATGATGATATGATCGTCGATCTTAAGTTCATGAGGAACATTGAACCAGTGTATAAGGATGGACAGAAAGTTACATTCATTCAAGGATACGGCTACGATATCCAGGCATACGTTTACAAGGAACTAGTCAAACAGAATTTTGGCAAGGATCTGCCGTTCTACTTTGCGGTTATAACAAAGGAAGAGCCGGCAGACATCCACCTGATTGCAATGGATGATCGGTTCCTGTCTCCGGTTAAAGGACTACTTGAACACTATACGCCGATATTTGCAGCGTACAAGGTGGGGGGCGATCCTCCACGCTGCGGGCATTGCAAATACTGTAGGGAAACGCACATGATCAGTAATCCAATGAGTTATGTGGAGTTAATGGAGGGAACGTTATGAGCACGAAAAGAATAAAACCACAACTTGTCAGGGACACATGGAACTGCAAGTACAGAAATAACGACACCGAGAAGTGTGAAATCTACAATCGTTATTGTCTTGGAAGCGTAGTCTGTGAAAGGTTCGAAAGGAGGGAGAAACGTGGCAAGAAAATGCATACATCTAAATGAGAAATCGTTAGTTGACGGTAAGCCGTTCTGCTATACACTTGGGCACGCATGTGTGGGTCCAGAGTATTGCGGATGGTATTCACCGAAGCCGTACAATAAGGACAGGGAGGAGGAAGATAAGGAATGTTCAGACAAGCTTTCATCATTTCAGCTGTGGCAGTTGCCGTGACAGGTTTTGCGTGCCTTGTTGAAAACGAAATTTATTATCGCAAACAGAAGAGGGCAATTAGAGCCTTCATTGGGCGGAGGTGATGCTTATGCTGGCTCAGGCTATAATTCTAATGTGTGTGGCTTGCTTCCTATATCTGATCATCATGTGGTTTGATACGGCCTTCCAGCGCACACTTTTGGAGTATGAATTAGAGATTGCACAGTTAATGAATGAATTAAACAAGGAGGAAAGTAATAATGCTCAATCTTAATTTGAAAAACGTTAATGCTTCTAATTATAGTAAACCTGGTCCTGGTGGTTATGTTGTCCAGATCACGAAAGCCCAGAACAATCCAAAGCTGAATCGGGTTGACTTCGAGTTTGACTTCGCCGAGGGTCAGTTTGCTGGCTATTATAAGGAGATCAAGGACAAGTTCAACTTCTGGGGTGGCTGCTTTGTTAAATCCTATACGGAGAGAGCGTTACCATTCTTTAAGAAGTTCGTTGATACCTTGGTCGAGTGTAATCCAGATGTTGAAGGAATCGTCATCGGTGACTGGGAGGATATCGATGAGGAGAAGATGGTTGGCACTCGGATCGGCATGATTGTTGGCGAGAAGGTATACATTGGCAATGATGGAAAGATTAAGACCAAACTGGATACCTATAACGCTCAATTCGTAACGATTGAGACAATCTATAACGAGGATTACGCCATTCCAGAAAAGGTCGACGAGACCGCTGGGGCAACAGAGGCTAAGAGTGTCGGTAATGTAACAGATACGACAATCCCAGGATTCGAGGCTATCAAGGATGATGAGATTCCGTTTTAAGGAGGTGATCTGAGGTGGATATTTCTAATCTTGCACCAAGGATTGAGGTAATAATGTATATCATTGGATCGGCCGTGTTGATTGGTATGGCGATTCTCGCATTTTGGTCGATGCGGTGGAAATGATGTTAAAAAATTCAACATCAAGAAAGGGGAAAATAATGTTTTTGTTTTATGGAATTTGTTTAGGAGCTCTGGTTGGTATGGCGATTCTCGTATTCTCGTCAATGCGGTAGAAATAATGATGTGAAAAAATTCAACATCAAGAAAGGAGGAGTAATGGACGTATACACATACAGAGATATCCTTGACCGGGTCAACGAGGCTGAATCGCAATTTCCTGGTAGGGGTATGGAAGGGGCCATGATTCAAGCCCTTCTCGAGCAGAATAGTTTATTAAGAGAAATTGTT